CGAATCCTTCCTTGACAGCTTTGACACGCACGACAACTAGGAATGAATGCATGCTGAACTAGCTCTGTGAACAAACACGAAGAATACCTCACTTGTGCGCAGGTAAGTTTCAAGTTCTTCTGCCTGTGGGGAAAGACACACTCTTTAGTCAGGTGGGCGTAATGCGGGACGGTTCCCAAGTCCAGTTATATGGTTGCTTATCCGGTTCGAATCCGGCCTTGACTACATAGTTACCGTTCTTTGACATATAAGGAGAAACAAAACATGGAAACATTATCATTCGTTTTAGGGATAGCGTTTATAGTGGTTATAGCTTTGGCTGTAGTTGCTACTTATGCTTTCGTTAAGGTAATAAAAATGCAAAGATCAATAGAGGTATTAATGAGAGAAATAGATCAAAGATTCGCTGACATATATCACTGTATTTCTGAAGAGAGTACACAGATTAATCGAAGAGTTGATGATTTTGAAAAAGATATACACTCTCAATTAGATTCAAGATTAGATAAATTAGAAAGTAAATTAACAATTAAAAAATAAATAAGTTAAAGAGCGGTAACTAACTTTTTTATAATCTTCTATTCAGATCCTCACTACAAATTTAATTTTTTTAGTGTCGCTAGGTTTTCTTATTTTTACCTAAATAAAAGTTATGTCTGATCAACTAGATCTTCCTTATATACCTATGATGGTATACTATCTTCACTACGAAGATGAGCGATTTACAACTAACAATTGGAATGTTTGCAGAGATTATGCTTGCTGTGTTATGGCAAGAACTCAGTCAGAAGCTATAGAAAAAGTAAACGCAATAGCTGCTAAACAACCGGGTTACCAAACTATAAAGATTATGGGATTCGGCCATGCTAAAGAAGAGTGGGTTAATGAAGATTCTCCTTTGGTCTCAGATGAGAGTTATTATACGAGTCAAGTTAACGCTGTATTTGAAAGAATAAAAGCTAAAAATATGACAGCTCGAGATATTTATAAAGGACAGGAAAAACAAAAATATAGTTTCGAATGATTAAAAAACCCTCATCAAGGTGGATTCAACCCACAAGGTATTACGAAGAGTTTATACACTACTACAATCTAGCAAAAAGACAACAGGAACTCTGTAATTTGGGAGTAGAGAAGCATGCAACATGCGGCATTCCTGACGATTTAATGTGTCATGTTGAACTATATGATGTAGTTGAACGTAAGTATGCAGGATTCTCTCAGATAGTTAACGATGCTTTCTATGGTTGGTCAGAAGATCACCCTTATTGGAAGAAGATGGAGCAAGGCTTATGTTTTAAACAAAGAGAAACGATCGCTAAAAATTGGACAGGAAAGAGAGATGTTTTTGGTCTTAAGGAATGGCTATATCTTTTTTTATTCCATAGATTAACGGGATCTGCTATCAACTATGCTACGAAACCATCAGGTTATCATAATACTCTTTTGTTTCAAATGCACGAAGCTGACAATATTCCACAGATGATTGAGATTATCAAAGGAGCATGGAGACCATTTTATACTTCAGTAGGTTATCAATTTCCAAGTTTTCCAAAACCTCAAGGAAAGTACAAAAGAGGGGGCGATTATTTCTTATGCGAATTCGTTCCGCAATTAGCAGAAGATATGGCCAATTTCTTGGAGAACGGTACTAAGAAAGATCTTAGAGAAGTTGGAGATTTCATGTTTAAGTGGAATAAAGACAGAGGACTTAGAGCATTTAAGTTTCAGTATGCTGCATTCATTGCAGATATTGCAGATTGGTTTCCTGAGTTTGTTAACAAAGAAAGCGTATTCTATTACGGTACTAATGCTAAAGAATGTATCAGTTATTTAGCTACCAAGTCTATGAGGATGGATGAAGAGACTTTCTTAGATTCTGTTATGCAAAAAGTATTTGAAGATACTGGAGGAGTCCCATATAACATGGAGGACGTTGCCTGTGATTTCATCAGATGGGTTGAAAACTATGTAAAACCAGGATCTGATTATGATCATTTGGATTTTGACCATGTGTGGAATAGTTCTTCTATCAAAGATCATCCTTATGGTAGACAAAAAGCAATGTTAGATCTTAATCTTATTCCTTCTTTTAATGGAATTAAAGAACATCCTTCTGACGATAAAATACTTAAATCTGTTAATATAACAGAAGAACAATATAAAGAAAAGGTAAAATTACTTTACAATTTATGAGTCAAATAACTTATACCAATACTTGCGAAGTAGAATTCAAAGGCAAAAAACCAAAAGACTCTTGGATGAAAGATTGGTCTTTAGATCAAAGAATAGATAAGTTCTTTGAGTTCTGTCAAAAATTCGATGATCGTCAAGATTCTTTACTTAAAGATGAGTATCAAATATTTTCTCATCGTCTCCACTGGCATGAGCATCCTTATTGTGATCTTATGCAATCAGTTACTGATAACGAATTAAGGATGTATTACACTCTTGTATTCTCCTTCTCTAATGAGCATTGGGGTACTTTAACCAAATTAATGACTCAGGGACAAGACGCTACAAGAGAGTTCTTTGTAGAAAACAGACATGCAAGAAACGATCTATTTCAGATCTATTATCCTAAAGGAACTAATGTTAAAGATTGGCTTTTAGAAGGTCCAAGAAAAGCCGCTAAAGATCTTGCTTATGTTCTTGATGAAGCAGAAAAGAGAGGTACGCCTTATACAATGATGGGATTCGCAAAGATACTTGAGAAATACTTTAAAGAACATCAAAACTTTAGAAGTCCATTATATCCTTGTAAGAACACAGCAAGATATATTGCTATGAGTTATCCTCACTTAGTTAATCCAGAGTCAATTCTTTTTGGAGGAACAGGACATTTCGACGGTCTTCATCAAGTATTTGGCGGACAGAATCTAAACGGTAAAGTAAAGTACACTATCAATGAGAGCGGAGACTTTATACCTGAAAACAAACAAGCGAATATGTGGCTAGATCAGATGGCCACTCTAGTTAATCATCCTTCTAATCCAATGACAAGTCAGAAGTACTTGAATGTAGAAGATAAAACATGTTTCTTTTGGAAACACATTGCAATATCGCATGGAGAAAAGAGACCCACTAAGAATATCCCTTATACTTGGATATTTGATTCTAAATTTAATCTTAGTAATCACCCTGATTTCATTGAGGGCATTGTTCAAAGGGAATTAATGTACTAATAGATCTTTAATTTTGATCTATCCAAGAGTCTAGGGTGCGTTCTGGGATTCTTCTGCAACTACTCCTGTATCCTTACGGAACCATTTACCTTGAATATTTTCATTATATGAGGGAACGTGAAGCACATCATACTTCATTTGGTAATAAACTTCGTAGTAACTCATTTCTTTCTTAGTGAAACACGGTCTTAAGACTAGCCTTTCAAATTTAGTTTTATCGCCTAAGTCTTCAATCAAAGTCTTAGAACTGCCGTAATAGGATTGCCAATTACTTTCTTTAATCTCTTTTCTCTTCTTTGGAACTTTACCAGGCTTGGTCCACTCTGAGATCTGTTTCTTTGTGAGTGCCTTAGTTAGTGTATTGTGTAGAATCTTTTTACCGACGTAGATCTTTCCGTTGTCCTTATTCTTGATCAGATAGACAAAACCTACGCAGTTCTCGGGGAAATCTAATAACTGCTTCATCTCTTTATTTTCATATAACCAATTCATTATAACCTTTAGAATAAATATGTTTATTTTATTCTCAAAATACCATCTTGTACATATGCTTCTGTTGCTTCATCAATTTTTATATTTTTTAAATTGAGAATACCATCTTTATAGCTAATACCATATAAAATGGTGTCTAACACCATTTCAGAAATAAGCACGTCTGGTGTAAACTCACCACTAGCTGTTCCTAATATATATCCTTTAATTAACTGATCTTCTATTGGAAATGTCATATTTTATGCTTTACCAAGTTATAGGAATTGTAAAAATCTCTTGTATCACCCATTGACCATCTATAGTTTGCCCAACAGTCCAACCACTAGATGGTGGAAGTTGCGTAATTGTTGTAGGTGCACCAATATCAGTATTGTTAGCACTTAAAGGAAGTGTTAAAGTTGTTGGATAGACCACTGTTCCTGGTAAATTTGTATATTGGTATTCTCTAGAATTTCTATTATATCCATATTGTTCTAATCCTGTAGCATCAAAATCAATTGCCACTATAAACCATGCATCAAGAGCACCAGTATATGCTGGATTAGTCGCTCTAAATATGTTTATTACAGGATTTCTTGTAGCAAAGAAAGATGTATTAATTATCTTACTATTGTATTCATAAAAATCTTGTAATGTTATTAATACAGGAGTGCCACCACTATCAGTGTTTGTATATGTAGGAACTATTACACTAGGTGTAGCTAAAGGATATTCAATATATGTGTTTGAGAAACGTTCTCC